ACAGCAAAACCGCAGGTATCTCTGTCCGATGGCCTTCAAAACTTAGCCACCGGATTAGGTACTGGCAAAGACAAGGGGATGCACAACCAGTGGATACACAGTAACCGCAACGTTGATCATGTAACTTTGTCTGCTCGCTTTCGGGAAGACTGGATAAGTCAGAAAGTTTGCAAAGTAGTCCCTCAAGATATGACACGAGAGTGGCGGAAGTGTTCTACCCCTGAAGCTGTCGAGGCTGATGAGGAATGGAACGTTGCTCGTATATTCCGTGAAGCATACCAGTGGGCTCGACTGTACGGCACCAGCTTTGTCCTGATGGACATTAATGATGGGCGCACTACAGACAAGCCAGTGAACTGGAAGAAGCTCAAGCCCGGGTGCATACGCTCCTTCAATGTCGTGGACCGTACACGTATTACTGTGATCGGTGTAATCGACCAAGAGCCTTTGTCTCCCACATTCGGTATGCCAACGCATTACCAGTTCGTAAACTCCCCTATCCGTATCCACAAGGACCGCATCATTCGCTTTGAAGGAACTGAACTTCCTATCTACGAGCGACAGCGTAACCTGTGGTACTCTGACAGCGTGCTCATCCCTTTGATGCAACAGGCTGATAACTTCCACTCAACTTCTGCGGCTGCTGCCCAGATGGTTCAGGAAGCCAACACAGACATCATCACGGTGGAAGGTCTACAGAACATGCTACAGAGTAGTGAAGGCACAGCTGCGATGCTGGACCGTTTTGCTAACTGGAAGCAGATCAAGTCTGTCTTCGGTGTTTCCATCTTGGACGGCACTGAGATATACGATCAAAAGAAAATCCAGCTATCAGGAGTTAAAGACCTGATCTGGGAATACCTTCGCATGGTTGCAGCTTCGGTTGGTATACCTGCTACAAGGTTCTTGTCTGCATCTCCTGACGGCATGAATGCCACTGGTGAGTCGGACTTGGTGAACTACATTGAGTTCTTGCAAGGTCTACAGAAAGATATATTTATTCCTCGCCTTAAGGTGATGGACGTTCTGTTGTCCAAGCACTATGGAATTCCAGAGTTCACATACGAGTGGAACTGTATCTTCCCTGAGTCTGCTAGCCAGAAACAGGATAGGCTTAGTACAGAAGCTACTCGACTTGCCACCCTTACGGATGCTGGGATAATATCCCGGGAGTCTGCACTAGTGGAAGCCAAGGTTTCGGGCATGGTATCTGGAGATGCCACTGTCGGACAAGACCCAAAACCAACCCCAACCCCAACAGGAGCTAAAGCATAATGTTGCTAAATAGCGTAAATTTTAATGACCGGATAGAAGTACCTTCCGCTCGCCAGATTACTGACGCAGGTCAAATGATTGTACCTTGTGCGTTTGCTCGTACAGGTGGTCAACAGTATTCCGCAGGGCAGCTTGGCTTGCAGGATGTTGCTTCTGACAAACTCGTTACGGTAATGCGTGATGAAGCTGATGTCTTCGACGAAGCCTCGCTTGCATCTTTCCGTTCCGCCCCCGTTACTATCGGACACCCTAAGTCGCCTGAAGGATTACCTATCAGGGTTACTGCTGATAACTCTGCTGAGTTGCAGGTAGGTGTACTGGAAGGAATGCCGACTCGTGATGAAGATACCCTGAGCGGTACACTTGTCATTGCTCGACAGGATGCTATCGACTTGATCGAAGGCGGCACCAAGGAATTATCTGCTGGCTACACTTGCGATCTGGAAATGGTTGACGAAGACGGCGAGTCCGTTATCTATCAACGTAATATCCGGGCCAACCACATTGCTATCGTTTCAAAAGGCCGCGCTGGCTCCATGTGCGCCATAGCCGACGAAGACGATACTGAACTGGTTGAAGACAAAGCTGCTGACGGCGGTGATGGTCTTGGCAAGAATGACGACAAGCCTGAATCGGCTTTCGACCCTGCTGCTCTCGAAGCTGGCATTAAGGTTGAGAAAGAGCATACAGATTCTGCTGAGAAAGCTGAGTCAATCGCCAAGGACCACTTGAGCGAAGACCCCGAGTACTACACTAAGCTGGCCAAGATGGAAGCGAAGGATGAAGCATCTACCCAAGTCCAACTTGAAGATGCTGTAGTTAGCCTGACCGATGAGCGTGATGCTTTGCTGGCCAAGGTTGCTACACTCCAAGATGAACTGGACAGCAACGTTGAAGAGCGTGTCCATGCTATCTTGGTGGCTAAAGACCTAACTGATCTTGAAGAGTTCTCTGGAAAGAGTATTCAGGAGATTAAGCACATGGTAGTTGCCGACCAAATGCCAAACCTTGACCTTGATGGGAGAAGTGAGGCTTATGTATGCGCTCGTTTCGATGTCCTCTGTGAGGATGCTGAGATAGGCGAGACCCCAATGGGGCGACTGTTGAAGGATAATGCTGAGTCTCTACATGAAGTACCCAAGCCCAGCACCCTCGTTGCAGATGCCCGAGCGCGTTCTATCGAACGTCAAAAGCGTTCTTAATAGCACACTAACTTTTAAAAGGAAATTGAAATGACTATTCAATCATTTGATATCTACACAGCTCGCGGCTACGCTGGTGACTTGGTAGACTCTGGCCCGAACGTGAGCCAAACTGGTATTGTCGAAGATGCTACTCTCGCAATCGGTGTTGCCGTCAAGCGCGGTACTGTTGCAACTAACCCGCGACACATTGTCGTTGACGCAGACGGTGGAAACATATTTGGTATCGTGCGGCGCGAGCTGGCACTGGAAGCCAAGAACCGTCCTTCGGATGGCACTACTGAGTTCAAGCAAACTGAATCAGCTTCTATCCTGCGTCAAGGTTACATCTACGTGACTGTGGAAACCAACGCAGTTACTGCTGGTGCTTTGATGTCTGTTAACAACACTGGCGGTTTCAGTGGAGCTGGTGCTGGCGCTGTCGCCACTACTAACGTTACAGCTGAGCAGACTGGCCAGATCGGTGATGTTATCAAGGCACGAATCGACATCGTTGCTGCTTAATAGTTGAGTCGGGCTTCGGCCCACTCCTCCTAACTCTTACAAGGAAACAACAAACATGAAAACTGTATCTGTTGCAATCATCGACGAAGCTACTCGTATGCCTACAGGCGAAGTAGAAGATGTCGTAATGACCGATGCCATCGAAGCTCTCGTTAATCAGGGCGCTCTGATGGGCGATGACGCTGGTATCTTCTTCCAACGTCAGCTGGAATACATTCAGGCTCAAAGCTATGACGTACTCTACCCTGAGCTGATGGCTCGCGAAGTCTTTGCCCTGAACACTGAAGGCGGCGAAGGCATTAACTCCATCACTTACCGTAGCTACGACAAGCGCGGCGAAGCTGCAATCATAGCTGGTAAAGCTACTGACATGCCTCGTGGCGACATCGACGGTAAAGAGTACACCATTCAGGTTCGTACTCTGGGTATCGCCTATGGCTACTCTCGACAGGAACTGGCAGCTTCACGGCTGACTGGTATGCCTCTTGAGCAGCGCAAGGTTGATGCTACTCGTCGTGCATACGAAGAGCTGGTAAATCAGCTGTCTTGGTTTGGCGATGCTTCCCATGATATCGGTGGACTCTTCGGCGGACCTGTTGCTGGACCTTGGTCTACTGCAACCCGTAACGTTGTAGCTGCTGCTGCTGGCGGAACTAACTCAACAGTCTGGGGCGTCGATAAGACTCCTGATGAAGTCATCCGTGACCTGACTGCTGCGTGTGCCAAGCTGTACGTTGACACCAAGAAAATCTTCCGTGCCGACACTATCCTGATGTCTGTCGAGAAGAAGCAGTACCTGATGAACACTCCTCGTTCTATCCACTCTGATGTTAGCATCATGGATTGGTTCTTGAAGAACAACATGTTTATCAAGTCTGCTGAGCAGATCAAGGACATCAACGAGCTGGCTGGTATCTACTCTACCAACGGCACTGATGCCTTTGACCCTACTGGTGGTTCTGCGAATGGCTTCACTGTTATGGCTGCTGGCCTTGACAACATGCGCTTGCGTGAGCCTTTCCCTTACGTTCACCTGCCCGTCCAGTACAAGGGTCTGGAGTTCGAAGTGAACACCTATGGCCGCTTTGCTGGTCTTGAACTGGTTCGTCCGGGTGCTGTACAGCACTTCGAGAACATCTAAAGGTTAGTCCTCCCTCTGTGATCTATGGAGGGAGGCTTTCTAGGAGACAGGTATGACGGAGAAAGTAATAATGGACGATGGTCGCTTAAGACACTTGGAAGAGCGCATTGGCCATACAGACGTC